AAGAAATGAAGGCTATAAGGTTGCTGAAGATGAAATCTACAATGGGCTTGTTAATCTCGGTTGGGATATTGATAGAACAGTAGCAGTACCAAGAGGTATGCGTAATCTTTTTGAATCTGGTCTATCACTAGGTTATGCAACAGATTACAATGAAGAAATAAAATCTGAAATTTTAATCAGCAACAGATTGCCCATTGACTATTCAAAATGCGATGGTTACAACATCGGCTTCTCATATTGGGAAACAAACAAACTTCCTAAAGATTGGGTAGAGAGAATGAATTCAATGGATGAGATTTGGACAACATCTGAATGGGCTAAGAATGTCTTTATCAATTCCGGTGTGTCTGTGCCTGTTTACGCTTTCAATCTTGGTGTGAATGATTATTTCAAACCAGTGAAGAGAACTAAGAAGTTTAATCAGTTCACTTTCCTAAGCATCGGATCTCCTTCAACTCGTAAGAACAGCCAGATGACCGTAGACGCTTTTTTAAAGCTGTTTGATGGCAAAGATAATGTATCTCTTCTTTACAAGACAATGGATGCCCCGGATGCTCGGATAAGAAAGAACGGTCAGTTAATGCCGATCTCTTGTCATAATCAAATTAAGATTGTTGATAGAGATTTACCAATGAGTGAACTGGCTGAGTTGTACGACTCAATTGATTGTGTTGTTTACCCGACCAGTGGTGAAGGTTGGGGTATGTTACCATTTCAAGGCATTGCCAAAGGCATACCTACAATATGCACAAATGCAACTGCATGCACTGAGTATGCAGATATGTCTGTCCCATTAGATTTCAATTGGGGAACAATGAATATTTCTGGAGTATATCAAGACACTGGTACATGGGCAGAGCCAAATTTTGATGATTTATGTGATAAAATGTTATATGTATACAATAACTATGAAGAAGTTTCTGAATACACATACAATAATGCAGTTGCTAATTACTCAGAAATGAGATGGGAAACTGTGGTGAAGGAATACCATAATAGATTATGTCAAATATCGAGCGATCTGAAGGCAAAACATTAATTGAAAAATTAAAAGATGTAGAGGATGTAGGCACTCTGCATGTCAAGGGTTATTCAATGCATGAGATTGCATCATTGATGGCAATGAAAACCAATGATGTAAAGTTATATATTGAAGAATACAAAAAGATTCTAAACAAGCAGGTTGAGGAGGATCCCTATTTCTTAGAAAGAGTGCAATTTAACACTATTAAAGCTCTTCAGGAGTTTGATCAATTAAGCAAGGAAGCTTGGGAAACAATCAATATTGCAACTGATCATGGAATGGTGCCAGCAAGAATCCAAGCAATCAAATTGGCCGGAGAACTTGCAACAAAGAAGGCGCAACTTCATAAACTTTTGGGAGTTAACACCTCTGATGGTGAATATATTCAAAGAATGCAGAAAGCAGAAAATGTTAACCAAATCCTTTCCAGAGTTTTACGAGATGTTATCTCAAAGCATCCAGAAATTGCTGATGCTGTAAGAAAAGAGTTGGCAATAGCTTTTGAAATTATGGATAAAGAAGAGGCTATTGATGTTGAATCTGAAGAGGTTGAGTCATAATTTGAGAATTTGTTTTTTGTCTTTACCTCATCATAAGATGAGAATGCAAAAATCGACCTTACCTCATAATTTGAGAATGCAAAAACCGGGCATACGGTATTAGGAGAATAAAAAATGACTGACTTTATGGGAATGAATCTTCGATTTGAAGATTTTGATAATTTATTAAATCAAGACGAACTTGTAGAAATACCAGTTCCTATTGAAATATTTGTAACCGATAAAAAATATTTAGGTTTACCAAATCTATCACCAATTCAATTGGAAATAGTCAGGCATAGCACCCAAATCTTGAAAGAGCATACACTAAAAAAGATCATGGGGGATGAAGAAGGCGCAGAATATTATAAAAAATATACCGATAACGAAGTTATCTGTATGTTAGGTAAAGGTTCTGGTAAAGACCACTGTGCAAGAATCTCAATTGCATATACAGCTTATTTATTGCATTGTTTAAAAGATCCATTGGGTTATTTCGGTAAAGCAAATGGAGTTTATATTGACCTTCTTAACTTGGCTGTTAATGCACAGCAAGCACAAAGAGTTTTCTTTGAGCCTTTAAAGAACCTTTTGCTTAGTTCTCCTTACTTTAACCAAGTTGGTTTTGAACCAAGAGTTTCAGAAATCTTTTTCTTTAGTAGACCAGTAAGATGTTTCTCCGGTCACTCAGAAAGTGAAGGTTGGGAAGGTTATGAAGTATTAACAATTATCCTTGACGAAATTGCTGCCTTTAAAACTGACGCTGAGGTTAAGGGAGACACTAGATCAAAAGGTTCTGCATCAGCGATTTATAACATGAGTAAGTTATCTGTTATGTCTCGTTTCCCAGAAGTCGGTAAAGTTATTCTTTTGTCATTCCCTCGTTATAAGGGAGACTTTATTCAGCAGAGATTTTTTAGTTCCAGAGAAAAGGAAGAGCCAAAAACTTGGTCAATTAAAGCTGCTACTTGGGAAGTTAACCCAACCATAAAAAGAGAGCAATTGGAATCGGAATACATTAGAAATCCAATTGAAGCAAGAGCAAGATTTGAATGTGAACCACCAAATATGGAAGACGCTTACTTTAGAGATCCAGATTTGGTTAGAAAATCATTTTTGTATGGAGAGAATCCATTAGATGAAGATGGAATATATAAACCTTGGTTTAACAATCAAGATGGTCATAGAAGATTTATTCATGTTGATCTTGGATTAAAGAGAGACAGATCAGCTTTATGTATGTCTCATTGTTCTGGATTTAAAGAATTAAAAACATCAATGGGAGTTGAAACACTGCCAGTTATTAATGTTGACTTAATTCATTCTTGGGAAGCTCAGCCGGGAGCTGAAATTAATTTTGCATCTGTTAGACAAATGATTGTTGAACTATGTAGAAAATTTGATGTTGCAAAAGTAACTTTTGACCGTTGGCAATCCATCGAGATGATCCAAAGTTTAAGATCGTTGGGTATTAATGCAGATTTTCATAGCGTTAAGAAAACTGATTATGACACGCTAACAGGTGCAATTTACGACACTCGTTTGCGTGGTTATTGGAATGAATTATTGGTTGAAGAAGAACTTTTGAAATTAAGATTGTTCTCAAATAATAAGATTGATCACCCAAACTCAGGAAGTAAAGACTTAGCTGATGCTTTGGCCGGTTCTGTTTATCAAAGTGTTCAACACATGGCTTTTGAGGCTGAGGTTGATATTGAGATTATTGGAACTGACTTTAAACAATTTGAAGATATGGATGAAGACAGCGATTATGGAACTGTCAAGGTGTATAATCCAGATATGGAACAATTTGTTCCTGGATATTCAAAATATGAATTATCAACAGAGAATGGAGAAAAATGGCTAGAAAACCTATAACAAGTGAAGACTTAAAACCTTCTTACGATGAAGTTGTCAATGATTTATTGGCGACTGTTTCTAAGTTAATTATGGAGAATACAATTATGAAATTAACAATCAGAAAACTCGAAGGAACTCTGGAAGGCTTTTATCAAGAGTCTGATCAAGCCAAAAATGAATTTTAAAAAACTTTGCATTTTGGCACATTGTTGCGATTAGTGCTGTTAGTATGTTCATCACAGGGGCAGAAGCCCATTACATATAAAACAGTAAGGATAAAAACAATGGCACTAGAAATCACTTCAGTTGATACTTTTCCGCAGATTACTCGTACAGGTCGTACTTCTGCTGAACTTCAGCAAATTGTTGATTCATTGATGGAATCAAGCAAGACCGGCAAGACATTTGTAATTTCAAATGTTGAAGAAGGTAAGAAGTTTAACTCTTTGCAACAGCGTATTCGCACACAGGCTAAGAAGCTTGAACTTAAGGTTATGATTCATTTTAACAAGAATGAGCGTAATGTTTATTACAAGTCTGAAACCGTTGAATCAGCAAACCCTGTTGTTAAGGCAAAAGATGTGAAGTCTGTTAAGACCACTACAAAGGCAAAAGCACAATAATTTAAAATAAAAAATCTAAAAGATTTTTATGACCAGTCCGTATGGGCTGGTCTTTTTTTATGTATACTCTGTGTATGACAATTTTCCACGAACAAACAATAGAAATTACACAAGAAGAAATTGAATCATGGTATCCAATGATTGCTCTTCCTTGTTACGATCAGCTTATTTCTGAACCAACAGTTATGTCTTTGATTAGAACAGTGATGCAGTTTAAAGAAATCGGTTTGAAGTTTTCTATTTGCACAATGAGTGATTCATTAATTTCAAGAGCAAGAAATCAGATTGCTGCTAAGTTTTTGGCTAACAAAGAATTTACACATTTGATGTTCATTGACTGTGACCTTGGATTTTCTGGTGACGATATTATTAAGCTTTTATGGCATGATAAAGATATTATGACAGCAGCTTATCCGATTAAGAATATCGATTGGGAGTTAGTTGCTAATAATGCAAAAGCCGGTACCCCTAGTAATGAACTTATGGAAAGTTCTTTGCGCTATGTTGTGAATACAGTTAAAGCAGGTAGTGGTGATAAAGTTAGAGTTGACAAAGGTGCAATTGAAGTTTATGATGCAGGCACAGGATTTATGCTCATAAAAAGAGAGGTATTTGAGAAGCTCATTAAT